AGTTGTCCCTGAACAACCAAAGCCTGAGAGGTATTCTAAAAAGACTAAAATTAATATTACTTCTTTAATTAAAGAGAATACTGATTTAGTAGTATCTAATGATGCAAAGTATTTCATCACTGAATGGGTTGAAACGGCTATAAGCAACTTAATAGCAAACGCAGAAGAAAGTGCTATAAATAGGAACGACAAACGCATTACTGCGGCACACTTCTTTTGGCTGGAAACTAACGAAATACCTGTAGGTTATTGGCCAGAAAATATGAAATATATGCAGGAATGAACTAAATGTATAATGATTCTGAAATACAGGAATGGATTCAGAAACATGGAGCAGTTAGTAGTTTTACTTTTATTATATATGGAGAAATAAAAGCCAAAGATATTGATACCATAACTCATGGTTTAATATTTCAATTAAGAGAGAAATTAAATTCTGGAGAAATGATAGTATTATATGACCCTATTAATGAAGATGAGGCTAGGGCATGGAATGTTTATCAAGGGACTAGTTTAGCGTTTATTATAGCAAAAGATACTATTCACTTAGAAGATGAGATTAAAGAAATAGTATTGCATGGATTAGAATTTTTAAGATTTAAGGCAAAATATTTAGGCAGTACAAGTAGTGATTCTAATGTTTAGCAAAGATATGTTAATTGGTATTATTCTTAGTTCGGGTAAATTAAACCTTAATATCAGCCGAGATGATTCTAGAAAAATAGGTTACTCTGTAAGATTAATTTTAAATTTTAGAGCCAATATAACTTTTTTAAAAGCAGTTAAGCGTTCTCTTGAACAGCATGGTATTAATTCCAAGTTGAAAACAAAAGAACATTCTTCAAGACCTAAGCCTATTCTTAAAATAACAGGTAATAAAAATATCATTAAAGTAAGTGATTTGTTACCTATCCTGCCAGATGCAAAAGGAGATTTAATTAAACTTAAACGAGTGGCTGAATTAATTAGAGAAAACAAACATATTACAGCAGAAGGTATCGAAGAGATATTTAAAATTAAAGGAGTGATTTAATGGGACTAACCAATATAAATAAAAATAGACCAATAATAATAACAGGAAAGACAGGAACAGGAAAATCAACTAAAGCAAAAGAAGCACTACCAAATGCTCTTATTTTATATGCAAATGATATTGATTTTGACTTAGGTTCATTTCCTGTGGAACAGGGAATTATCATTGAAGATATTCATTATAAGCCAGATAAATCTGCAATACTACAAGTTTTGCGTCATTATCAAGGCTTAATGATATTAACTTCGATTAACCAAAAATCAATTCCTTCTGAAATTAAAAACATGTGTCAGATTAAAAGAGCAGGTTCGACTAATTATCTTAGAACTAATCTAGAAACATTAGCACCAAATAGTGAAGAACCCTTTTCATATGAAAGAGACACCTTTTCCTTAGTGGCAGAATATCTAAAAGAACCTGATAGGAACTTAATGAAGGAATTATTATTATTCAATAAACCACCAGATGTACAAATACTATCTTGGTTGGTTGAAAATATGCACCCTAATAGATTAATTTTTATAGATGGTGTAGTTAAAAGAAGATGGCATAAAAGGTATTTCTATGAAATGCTTGCTTATGCCCATCAAGGGAAACAACACGGTAAATTAAGTATGCCAAAGCGAAGACAATACTCTAAGATTCCTAGTTTATCTAGAAGATTAGGAGTAAAAAACCCAAAACTATTATCTTCTCTTCTGAAAGATGAAGATTTTAAGTCTTGGGCTAAAACTAAATTAAATAACGCAGAATGCCGACTGTTAAAAATAGGTGAAAAAAGAAAGTCTAGGAGAAAAAAACTAGACCCTCTAGAAATAGAACAAACAAAATTAGGTGATTATATATGAATGAAAAATACCACGCATTTGAAGCAACAATTAGTTATACAAATAACATAGATGAACCAAAGACTATAACAGGTATGGCATTAATGCCACAGTTAGGATTATTCCATAACTTTGTTATCGTTGATAATGGCAAAACGCAAACCTGTATTAATATGGCATATATTATTTCTATTGAGTGTAACTTAGATGATAAGTATTATACCCCACTAGAAGTAATGGAAAAAGATTTTGATTTAACTTCTAAACTAAAAGAAATAGAAATCGAAATGAAAACTAAAGAAATTGCAAGGGCCATGTCTTCTAATACAGAAGCACCTTCCAATATGTATTGAGGGATTATATGAGAAATAAAAGACTAATAAATAAAATGAAAGTTGTTTTGGGTAATGAAGAACTTTCTAGCGCACAGATAATCCAAAGGCTTAGAGAACAAGGATATAATAAAAGAGGATATTCTTTTACTAGCCTACAAATAGCAGTAATACTTTCAAAAAGCCCTGACTTTATTAGAACTAATAGTAAGGGTAAATTAGCAATATGGAGGAATAAAGATGTTATGGACAGAAAAGTATCGGCCGAATAAGTTATCTGATATAATGGGACAAGAACATTTTGTAATGGATGCTAAGTCTTGGATAGAAGAGAAAAACATACCTAATCTTTTATTGTACGGAAATCCGGGAAATGGTAAAACAGGTGCAGGATTAGTTATTGCTAAAGAAATACTAAGGGATGAGTTTAAAAATAACTTTATTGAAATAAATGCAAGTGATGATAGAAGACTAGAAACAGTTAGAACTACTATTAAGAATGCGGCTATGTCAAGAGGAATAGGCGATATTCCATTTAAAATAATGTTATTAGATGAAATGGATGGCATGACATCTGATTCGCAGAATGCACTAAAACGCATTATGGAAAGATATGCTAGTAACATAAGATTTATTATTACTTGTAATGATAGAAATAAAATCATTTTTGCACTACAAAGTAGGTGTGCAAATTATCATTTTAAGCCTCTCTCTAATGAAGCAGTATTAGAAGTATTGCAATCAATTCTTAAGCAAGAGGGAATAACTCGATTTACTCAAGGCGAATTAGACTCCTTTATATATGCCGTCAATGGTGATATGCGGAGGGCAATAACAGAGTTACAAGCCGCTAAAGCAAGTAATTCAAGTCTTCAAAAACAAATAGAACAATCACTTGACGAATACAAAAATATAGTAATATCAATAATAAATAAAAATCCAAATACTTTAGGTGACTTACATGAATTACTTTATCAAGGCCATACAGTTAGAGAAATCTGTATTGGTTTGCACGATGCTATTATTGCATCTGAATTAGATAGTGTTCTTAAATTTAAATGGTTAAGAACATTAGGAGAAAGCGAATGGCGTTCCACTACAATGACCCCAAAAGTGCTATTATCATGGATGGTAGGTCAATTGTATTAGAAAAACAAAACAAAACAAAACAAAAAAAGAGGCGAAAAATATGAATGAAAGTATGAAAGCAGAAATAGAAAAAAGCGCACAATTTATTGACTTAAGCGCAGAAGAAGCGATGGACAAATTTAAAGAGATTTGTTCTGAAAATGGAATAGAAATAGATAACCCTATTGCTAAAGGAGTGTGGCGTAATTATGTTGCTAACACCCGAAGAACAAACAATGCAGATGGCGGCACAAAATCAGAAGGAAATGATTCTTTCTATAAATCCGCTTTTGGTTTCTTTGTTTCTTTAGATGCTCCAAGAGATATGATGGCTTGGAACAGAATGAAGGCAAAAGAAGAGTTTATGCGTGATGCTGATAATGCAGTTGAAAAGGGTATTGTTGCAGTTGCTACACAAAACGCTTTAGGAAAATGGGTTGTTTCCCGTTATCATAACGGTGAATACGATGAAAAGACAATTTCAACACTACCTGATGGTGCAGAAGAATTAGAAGATGGCAGAATCTATATTCCTTTAGATAGTACGCCTACTTTTATGAATGGCGGTAAAAACGATAACTACGGTAGGCCACTACCTTCTGAACAAATGCGAAGAAGCGGAGTATTCTATGGCAAATTAGGTAATGGTGAAATGAGAAGTTATTACTTCTCTTATAAGAATCAAGGCGGAGTGGACTTTGCACCTAATACTTTTGAATGGGTACATTTCCTATGTGTTGAAGGTTCTAACGGAACAGACATTTATGGGGCTAAGGATTTGACTTCAAGTAGTTTAACTCTTAATAGTGACATGAATCCAGAAAATGAACTTTATCAGAATATGGAAAGTTTTGATTTTGAAAACTGTCTTAGAGAAAACTATAACAGTCATTTGACACCGTTGGTGGAAATGGATAGAGCGCATATTACACGACAAGCCCTTCCTTCTAAGGAAAGATTTGTTATTACAGACGGTACAGTTTGTAATATGAATATGACTCCTACTAAGAACGGTAACAGAATCATTAACATTACTGATTTGAATGCTGAATTGGATTATGAAAACGATTCAGGCATGATTACTTGTTGGGTTCCAAGTCATTTAACCCTTGACTTCGGAATTGGTTCTAGTGTTATTGTTGTTGGAAGAACAAGTCAAAGAACAGTTGATGGCGAAACTGACCCTGTAACTATTAATGTAGCAGGTCTTTATTGTGTTATTAGACACGGTTCAGCCGTTGAAGTATCTCAACCTGTCGAAGAAAACTTTGATTGGTTTTGAAGTCTAACTCCACTTGAGGCATACAAGTGTAAGTATAAACTTGTGGAGAAATTGATACTCAAATGGGTGCAAAGCCCTAACCTTAAAAGGAGAAATTAATATGAAAATATATAAGAATGCAATAAAAACAGAAAGAGCGTTTATACTTTTTAACAACATACAACATATCTCTTGGAGATTAGAGTTTAAAAATGATTATGAAGTTAAAATTTATTCAAATGCACAAGTCATTATTCAACCTATGTCGACTAATGACTTAGATAATTTACTTGAAAACTATAAAGAATTTATGGGGGTTCAAGATTGATAATTAAACAGAAACGATATTTAATAAAAAAGAATAGTTATATCATTGATTTATTCACAGTTGATTTTATAACTTGGAAAGAAAACGAAAAAGAAGAAGGAACTTATTGGACTAAATTACATATTGGCCAGAAAGAAGTAAGGTATGTGTGTAAAGACGAATGGGAACTTAAAAGAATAATTGAATTGTGGTGTGAAATACACGGACAAGAAGTAATGATTTCAATAGATGAATTAATAGAAATGGAGTGATTAAAATGGGATTAACTAGTAATAAAAATAATAATGAAGCAGTAGCGAAAGAAATGCAAAACAACTCAAGAGTGATTGCATTTAAGGATAAACTTAAAACTCAAACAGCAGACAGATTAAAGCGAAATAATCGTTTGATTTGTGGTGTTTGGGGAGAACCAAAAACAGTAAAGAGTGGATTAGCACTTGATTTTCCTAATAAACAAGTATATGTTTTAGATTGGGACGATGGTTGCGAGCCAACTTGGAGACAAAACCATGAATGTACGGATAGAATTACATTATGGAATCCTGAAGTTAGGAACCATAATGGTGAATTAGATATACAGAAGTCCGAAGCAAATTCAGAAGACTTTGTTTTGTTTGTAAAATCTAAAATTGAAGAAGGAGAAGATGTCCTCTTTGTATTCGATGGTGTGGATAAATGGCTTGATTGTTGCACTTTGCATGTAACAGGTTCTTCTAAGATTGGAAAGCCACAAAAGATGAAGTTTGAATGGGGTAAAAGAAATGCACCGTTCTATTCTCTTTTGATGATGTGTAAGAATCTTAATTGTGACCAAGTATATATTACTCATTCAAAAGCCGACTATGGCGCAACGGGTGAAGTAATTGGTTCTAAACCTAATTGGCATAATTGGGGAGATTATCTACATCAGATTATTACTACTAAGCGTACTCTAAAGAAGGGTAATGTAGTGTATAAGGCTGAATTACTTAGTAGTAAAACAAATACCTCCTTAGTCGGTAGCACTTGGGAAACTTTAGAAGTATCGAAAGGTAATGTAAAGTGGAACGGAGTTACAGAACTAAGGGAGGGGTTAATTTGAAAAGTAAGAACGAGGCTCCTAAATTAGCACATTGTATAGGTAATGTGTATAATGTTACTTTAAGGGGAGAAGAACTGCATGAAATAATTGTTTTTACTGCTGAACTTACAGAAGTAACTCATATCGGTATTCCGGTACTAGTTTTTGACGAAGGTAATTATGTAGTTAATGCTAATAGATTATGTTTTATGGAGGTGGTTGAGTGAAATTTACAATTGATAGTAAAGAGTTTGAAACTGCTTTAAGTAATATGCAAGTTAGGGGAAAACACCTAACCACTAGCGGATTTGGTAATTCTAATATAGGCAGTTATGTATATTTGTCTTTAGAAGACAACACTCTTAAATTGTATAATGGAGATAATACCTTTATGGTAATTCTATCTATAACAGTTGAAGGTGAAATTAATGGTTCAACTATACTTGATTCTCAATCAGTAATAAACTATTTAAAAACTTGTAGTGGTAATATATCAATTGATGTAGGGGATTCTATTTCTTTAGTTCAACCCAATAATGTTAGAAATATGCCAAGAGTAATACTTCATCCTAGCATGGATTCTATTAGTAATATTAAAAATATGATAGACCACATTAGATATGAGGCGCAACCAAATACATTATTTAACTTTGGAAAAAAGTCATTTGAAGGTAGTTTTACTCTTTCACAAAAGCAATTTAAAGATGCTATTAAGGCATGTGAATTGGTAAATAGTGGAATCTATAAACTAGACTTTAATGAGACAGTAGCAATCACTAGTCGGCAAATGAATGATGTATTCAGTGCATCACTAACTCCTGTATTTTTTAATGGAGAACCTGCTACAATTGATTTTAGCGGCCCCTTATACGCTTTTTTTAGAGCAGACCAATTACTTAATTTCTATATGAGAGATGAGTTTCCGCTATTAATTGTAGCAAATGATAGAATATTAATAAAAGCACCATATGTTAATGGGGAATAAAAATGATAATTAGTAAATATGATGACGGTAAAAAGATATTTAAGGCTTGGCGAGAAAATGGCAAGAGAAAAATTGAAACAGTTGACTTTAATCCTTATTTCTATGTATTAGATGAAGAGAATGAAGTGCCTAATTATAGACCGAATAAGTATGTTACTAGAGATTTTGAGTATGTTCATGGTGATTGGGTTAATCTTAATAAAGAATCATTAAAACGAGTATATGTAGAATCATCACATGATATTAAAAGTGCTAAAAAGGTATTTAGCAAAACATATGAAGCAGATGTACCTTATCACTTTAGGTACTGTGTGGATGAATTACATGAAATGCCAGAATACGATTTAAAGAAATGGTATTGGGATATGGAATGGCAACAGGGCGGAGAATATCACGATTGTATTACTACTATTGTTGTTTATGACAATTATGATAAAGAATACTATCATTGGGTGTGGTTTCCTAATCCTTTCTCTCAAGCAGATGAATACGAGCATTCTAATAAATTAATATTTGATAATGAAAAGGACATGATTATTGATTTTATGAATACTATGATAGTAAAAGACCCCGATATGTTGATAGCATGGTTTGGTAATTTTGCAGATATTCCTAAGTTATTAGATAGGGCTTGTATTCTTGGATTGAATCCTCTCATAATGTCTCCTATTGGCTCCATTAAAGGGGTTAAGAAGACCAAGAAGGGCTTCAATTTCCTTTATGCTGAAAGTGGGTTCACTCCCATTGAACAGCCCATAGGAGGCCGCATAACCCTCAATTTAGACCTTGCTTTTGAGCGACAATGGAATGATTCTCAAAGGGGTACGCTACCTTCTATGTCTTTAGATTATATATCAGAAACAGTTCTAAATGAAAAGAAATTACTTTCAGAAAAGTTTCCTGACCCAAATGAGTTTTATAGAAGAGCATGGTTAGAAGATACAGATACTTATTTAGATTATGCTTTGAAAGATGTTGAATTGATAGTAAAGATTGATGAAACTAATTTTTGTAGTGAAGCAATACTTTCATTACAAAGATTACTGAAAGCACCTTTTGATGCTTGTTTTTATGCAAGTCATATGGGTTCTATTTACTTTATGCGTAATGCTTGGTGGAAAGCACCAACAGGTAATAAAGATGAAGAAAGAAGAGAATATGATGGGGCCATGATTTATGACCCATTAAGTGAGAACACTAATGGATTACATCTTAATGTAGCCGCTTTTGATTTTGCAGGATTATATCCTGCTATGATGATTTCTCGGAATATTTCATGGGAATCTAAATCATCTGAACCAACAGAGTTTGGTGTAAATATTAAAACACCAAGAGATTTTAGCGAAGTAACTCAGAAAGAAATGCTTTACTATAAAACCGATGAATTGGGTTTATTGCCAAGAGCCGTACTTGAATTGAAAGAGTTGCGAAATGAATATAAGCGACTTATGCGAGAGTCTAGAGAGTCGGATAATGATAATGAATATATTAAGTGGTATAACAATCAAATGGCAGTAAAAAGATTAATGGCCTCATTTTACGGCATTGTTGCCTTTCAAGGCTTTGGATGGGCTGATGTCGATTTAGCCGCAAGTATAACAGCAAGTGCAAGAGAAGCAATTAGATTAGCGGCATTTAAAGCAAAGGAGATGGAAATATGAGATGTGGTAAAATAATATATCCTAATGCTACTGTTGCTCATCAGTATATGTTAAAAGAAAAGAAAGAGGGTAATAAAATGAATTATTACTTTTGTGAACTTTGTGAAGGCTATCATTTAACAAGAATGCCAAAGAAAGCACAAGAAGACTTTAAGAAAAGCGTATTAAACGCACATAAATTAAAAAAGAAAAAACTTAAAGAAATAGAATTAGGGCCATTTGCTAATGTCCATGATAATTGGAAAGAATTACAAAAGTTACAATCAGATATTATTAAAACTAATAAAGGAATAGAAGAAAAAGTAAAGGAGATGTTAAGATGAAATGTGTATCATGTAAAAAAGGAATAATGACACTAGAGAAATTTAATAGGAATACTAAAAGGTATTCTTTTAATACCAAAGATACAGGTACATTAGTATGTAACAATTGTGGACATAAGGAGATATTTAGATGAATAAAAATTTTACAAGATGGGTAATAAAAGAATTACCATTAATGCCTAAAACTTTTACCGCAGAACAATTAAAGCATAGAATTGTTGAAAAACATGGTACTGCTTATGCAGAAGTAAATACTTCAATAGGTCAATGGTTGACTAGACACTGTATAGTAGTAGGTAAAGAAAATGGAGTACAATTATATAAAAGGAGAGAATAAAATGATGACAAAATATGTAACAGTTAAAGTATCGTATGATACAGAAGAAACTTGGAATACTACTTTACAAGAAGTAAAGGAGATATTTCAAATGATGAATAACTTAAAGCGTCATGCCATTATTGTTGATATTGAACAAGGTATTAATGATAATGGAAAAATGCTAGAATATGAGGATATTGAACAAGGAGTAAATCAAGATGAAGAAGAAATACATAGAGGCTTCAAATCTAAACTTTAGGTGTTTAATATGATGATGGACAAGACGAATGAGTTATTAGAAGAATTGCTGGCTATGATAGCAAAGAGTAACAAGATATTAATGATGGTAAATATCGTAAACATAGCAACCATTATAACAATAGTGACGGTGATAGTATGAATCAATATGAAATAGAAAAATTAAATAAAGCAGTTGAAAGACTAACAATGGAAAACGAAGCATTAGTGGATAGAATTAACCGGCTAGTAGGTCATCAAGAAGATATTTTAGGGCGAATATGGAAATTAGAATCCGAATATGCTTTAGAAAGTGATGTAATAGATACTCTTAGAATCAATGAGATTGACGCTTGGATGATTAACCATGAAACCATTTCTCAAAAGATAGAGAAAAGAATACTTGCTAAATTGAAGGGGTTAGAATGAAAGTAGTTTACGGCCATACAGATTCAATCTATGTTCAAATAGATTCAGTGGAAACTGCTGAAATTGCTATTAAAGAAATAGAAGCATCTGTTAGGGAACACTTTCCTAATGTTATGGGATTAAAAGAACACCCTGTTCAATTAGAGTTTGAAAAGTATTTTTCTGCTTTAGGAGTAGGAACAGTAAGAAATAGAAATGCTGGTCTAGTATCTTGGGAGGATGGTAAATTATTAGATAAACCTAAGTTTACAATGACCGGATTTACTGCTAAAAGAGTTAGTGAAACTAAACTATCAAAGGATATTCAAACTACTGCTCTTAAAATGTGGGTGGAACAAAAGCCCCTGACAGAAATAAATAAATATTTAACTGAATCTTATAAAACAGTATTAAATGGAGATATAGATAATTCAGTAATTATTAAAAGAAGTCGTCTTAGAAAGAAAAGATTCACAGTTAAATGCCCTGAATGTAAAAGAAAATATCACTTAAAGGACTTGAATGATATTAGAGTTTGTGGGCAAGGAGAAGGCAGGGATGGAATACATAAATGTGGTAATTCAGTATCTAATTTCACTACAATAGAAGGCAAAAGACCTTCTATTGGTTCGGGAATAGCGGGAGTTATTTCTGCATGGCAAAACAGTAATGCTACTTTTGATGATTCTTATTTATATTTAAAGGTTATTAATCATAATCATTACATAAATCCTTTGACTAAAGAAAAAAGAAGGATAGAATATATGGCAGGTACAACTTATGTTGATTTTGAAAACTGTGTTCCTGACTATAAACATTATGCAGAACAAGTAGTTAAAAAAGCAGAGCCTATCTATAAGGCTATGAGTTGGGATATTTCAGCAATTAGAACAGGAAAAATACAAACAAGTTTGGAGGAATGGTTTTGAAATGTAAAGACGGTTGCAAAGAAGAAAATATAAGACCTTGTTATAAAGGAAGAGAAAAATACCCATCACTATTAACTTGTATAAAATGTGATTACATTGTAAAGGAAGTGGCAAAAAATGAATACAGATGAAAAATATGAAGCAAGAATAAAATCAATGCAAGAATATACTTATGATTGGCAACCCGAAAATT